GAAGGCTACACCGTCAACCACTACTTGACCGATCCTAACGCTTGGTTCATCAAGACCGACGTGCCGAACGGCCTCAAGCACTTTGTCCGTACTCCTATGAGCACTGGCATGGACGGAGATTTTGACACCGGTAACGTTCGCTACAAAGCTCGTGAGCGTTACAGTTTTGGGTGGTCGGACCCCCTTGGAATGTGGGGCAGCTCAGGTTCAAACTAACCTGAAGCCTAGCATCCATGCGGATCGGGAAGGGGGCTTCGGCTCCCTTTCTTTTTGCCTATTGCGTTATTTGTTCGTTTGGTGTAAACTGCATCAAAAGGAGTTTACATGGCACGAGGCATTTACAAGATCATCAACGTGGTCAACAACAAGTTTTACGTCGGTAGCGCAGTTCGATTAAGCCGCCGGCGAACTAGGCACTTTTCTGAGTTGCGTACAAACCGCCACAATAACGCTAAGCTACAAGCTGCGTGGAACAAGTACGGAGAGTCCTCGTTCATATTTGTTGTAGTTGAGGAGCTGCCAGACGACGCGGACTTGTTGGCTGCCGAAGATCGTTGGCTCAAAGAGCATGTTGGGAAAGACTATTGTTACAACATCGGCACCACAGCCACAGCCCCGCATTTGGGGATGAGTGGGCCGCTGAGCCCTACGTGGGGGCGCAAGCACACCGAGGGCGCTAAGCAACGTATCGGCGCTGCCTCCAAAGCCCGCGTGCAGTCCGAAGAGGAAAAGCAGAAACGCCGGCTGACCATGAAAGGCCACGTCGTTCAAAGCAGTACCCGCGCCAAAATCAGCGCAGCCCTGAGCGGCGAGGGCAACTACTGGTACGGCAAGAAGCGGCCGGAGCATGGCGCCAAAGTCAGCCGCCCCATATCCGCCACCGATCCTGCTGGCAACGTTGCCACTTACCCCAGTATCTCCGCTCTGCGTGAAGCACTCGGCCTGACTCCGCCGACGGTGAATCGCGCTCTCAAATCCGGCCTTGCGTTGACTCGCGGAAAAATGAAGGGCTGGTCGTTTAAATACGTTGACCCCGTTGTAAACATGGTGGCATAATGACTCCATTCCGGAATCATCCGTGTGTCTGACAGGTCCGGCTGACATCATGCAGACAGGCACACACAACTCGCATGAGAGGAAACTCAAATGGCACGCACTAGCTTCTCCGGCCCCGTTGCTTCGGCAAATGGCTTCATCGCCCCCGTCGTGACTACCGCCAATCTCCCCCCCTTCGCCTCCGTTCCTGCTGGCACCGTGTACATCGTTTCCGATAACGGCGCTGGTGACAACGAGTTCTGCTTGGTGATCAACACCGGCGCTGCTTGGGTGACTGCCACTGGCGCAGCTCTGAGCTAATTAGGAGCCCGACATGGGTATGCAATACGATGTCTTAGCCAGTAAGCCGATCACAGCGACCGGCCAGCTGGTGGGTCAGAACGATGGCGTCATCGATCGCGCTCGAATCAAGGGCGTGTACGTTGTTCCATCGGCTGCTGCAGGCACGATTGTGTTCCGTGATGGCGGGGCTTCTGGTCCCATCAAAGCCACCCTGAACACACTGGCCTCCTCTACCGCTCCTACATACATGCTGATTCCCGGTGAGGGCCTGCTGTTCAACACGAACATCCATGTCACCATCTCGAACGTAGCATCTGTGACGGTGTTCTATGGCTAAGAAGACCCCCTCCCTTGCGGTAGGTCGCGGCGAAAAGCTGCCCACATCCAAAGGGGCGGGTCTGACTGCCAAAGGCCGAGCCAAGTACAACGCGGCTACAGGTAGTAATCTGAAAGCTCCCCAGCCTGAAGGCGGCAAGCGCAAGGACTCGTTCTGCGCACGCATGTCAGGTATGCCGGGCCCGATGAAAGACGAAAAGGGAAAGCCGACTCGCAAAGCGGCAGCCCTTAAAAGGTGGAAGTGCTAACATGGAAATGATGGTTTGGAATGGATTGTTATCGCTGGCGATTGCCGTGGTCCTGATGTGGATCAAGTCCGTCAATGACGAGAACAAGCGTATTTCGATTCTGTTGAGCAAAACTCGGGAAGAAAACGCCGAGAAGTACGTGACCAAGGTTGAAGTCCACAGCGACATCAACCGCGTGCTAGATCGTCTGGATCGTCTTGAGAATAAGCTCGACACATTCATGCGGGAGCAGAGAAGTGCCATCGGTTAGCAAGAAGCAAGAACGCTTCATGCAGGCAGTGGCAAACAATCCCAAGTTTGCCAAGAAGGTCAAGGTGCCTACCAAGGTGGGCAAAGAGTTTGTCCGAGAGGACGAGTTAGCTGGCAACGTTGCCAGATCAAAGGAGTATCCTATGAAATCCGAAGGCAAGATGATGAAGAAAGAGGGCCGTGGCATGGCCAAGGCCGACATGCAAAAAGCCATGAAGCCCGCCAAAAAAATGGCTAAGGGCGGCTTGACTGCTGGCCACAAGGCTGCTGACGGCATGGCCAAGAAGGGCAAGACCAAGGGCATGGAAGTCAAGATGGCCAAGGGCGGCAAGTACTGCTAAGGAGTAGATCATGAAAGATCGCGTATATACCGAACCCATGGGCGAGCCCCCTGTAAATGTTGATGGCATGCCCGGCACTGAAAAGAAGCGCCCAAAGAACACAGCTGGCACTAAGGTGCCCGTGAAAAAAGCTAAGGGCGGCTACGTTACAGCGGCAGATGGTGTTGCCAAGCGAGGCAAGACCAAGGGCAAGATGTGCTGATATGAGGGCCTCTCGCGGAATGGGGGCAATCATGCCATCAAAAATGCCGACCGTCATGCGCCGCAAAGACGGAGACAAGTTCTCTGACAACGGCGTAGAGAAGCGTCGCAAGGACGGCGACGAGTTTGACTACTACGCCGAGGGCGGAGGGCTATATGCAAACATTCATGCAAAACGCAAAAGAATTGCTGCTGGATCTGGCGAGCGGATGCGCAAGGTTGGCTCAAAAGGGGCTCCAACGGATGCAGCATTTCGTCGATCAGCTAAAACAGCGAAGAGGTAAATGATGGCTGAGAAGTGGATTCAAAAGGCAATCAAGAAGCCCGGCGCTTTGCGCGAATCTCTTGGCGTCAAAAAAGGTCAGCCCATTCCTGAAAAGAAATTGGCCGCCGCTGCAAAGAAGCCCGGTAAAATGGGCCAACGGGCACGCTTGGCGCAGACCCTGAAGAAACTGGGGAAGTAAATGACTACATCAGGCACGGCAAATTGGAACATAGACCTCATCGAGATTATTGACGAGGCTTATGAGCGTTGCGGTGCCGAGGGCGCAAGGACTGGTTACGAGTTCCGTACAGCCAGACGCTCGCTCCAGCTCATGTTTGCAGAGTGGGCCTCCCGTGGTCTGAACATGTGGACGTTCGAGCAGGGCACCATCAACTTGGTGCCGGGTACTGCAACATACGACCTGCCCACCGATACCGTTGACCTGCTGGAGCATGTCATTCGCACTGGTGCTGGCAACGTTGCCACTCAGGCCGATCTAACGATCACACGAATCAGCGTATCAACGTATGCCACGATCCCGAACAAGTTGACTCAGGCTCGCCCCATTCAGATTTGGGTGGAGCGCCTTGACCAGCCCCGTGTGACGCTGTGGCCGGTGCCAGACAACAGCCAACCCTACCAGCTGGTCTACTGGCGCCTCCGTCGTATTCAAGATGCCGGCGATGGTGTGAACACCATGGATATGCCTTTCCGCTTTATCCCTTGTATGGTGGCCGGTTTGGCCTATCACTTGTCCATGAAAATCCCCGGGGCCATTCAGCGTATGCCGGACCTGAAATCCCAATACGAAGAGGCTTGGGCCATTGCATCGACTGAGGACCGCGAGAAGGCTTCAGATCGGTTTGTGCCACGCCGTATGTACATCGCGGGGTAAGACGTGGGAAACAAGTTTGCAAACGGCACCAGAGCTATTGCGATATGCGATCGCTGTGGCTTTCAATTCCGTCTTTCAGAACTGCGCGAACTGATCATCAAGACCAAGAAGGTCAACATCAAAGTTTGCAGTGAGTGCTGGGAAGAGGATCAGCCCCAGTTGCAGCTTGGCATGTACCCCGTGGAAGATCCGCAGGCTTTGAGGAATCCGCGCCGAGACAACACATACGTGCAGTCCGGCTTATTGGCTGACGGCGAACCCGGTGGCGGCTCACGAGACATCCAATGGGGCTGGGCGCCAGTCGGCGGCTCACGCGGATTTGATGCCGCTCTTACGCCAAATGACTTGGTGTTGAACGTAGAAGTGGGTATAGTTACGGTTGTGACGACATAAGGAGTCGATATGAAACACGCAGACGTAAAGATGGACAAGAAGGTGGCCGAGAAAGCCGCTAAGAAGGCCGTCAAAAAGCATGAAACCGAGATGCACGCCAAGGGCGGCAAGGTCAAGATTCGCGGTACTGGCGCTGCCACCAAAGGCATCTACGCTCGCGGCCCAATGGCTTGAGGTTTGAATGAACTACCAAACGCTCGCAGCGCAAATTCAAGCGTTTACAGAGAACACGTTTCCGGCCACGGATACGTGGGATGGGCAGTTTGTCACCTCCAAGCAGCAGATCGACCAATTCATCGAGAACGCTGAGCAGCGGATTTACAACACGATTCAGTTCCCCTCATTGCGCAAGAACGTGACGGGGTTGTTGACGACTGGTAACAAGTATCTTTCGACCCCTTCTGATTTCCTGTCGGTGTATTCGCTGGCTGTGATTGACGGGACCGGGCGCTATGAGTTCTTGTTGAACAAGGACGTGAACTTCATCCGTCAGGCGTACCCCAGCCCCACAAGCCAAGGTCTTCCACGGTACTACGCATTGTTTGGTCCGACTACGACTAATGACAATCCCCCCGTCATCACGAACGAACTGTCGGTCATTCTGGGGCCTACCCCAGACGCGGCGTATAACGTCGAGCTGCATTACTATTACCTACCAGAATCTATTGTGACTGAGGGCACCACGTGGCTCGGAGATAATTTCGATACGGTGTTGTTATACGGCGCACTTGTCGAGGCAGCTATTTTTATGAAAGCTGAGGCCGAGACACTTACCGTCTATCAAGCGAAGTACGCTGATGCCTTGGCTCAAGCGAAACGTTTAGGGGACGGCATGCAGCGCGGCGACGCGTACAGAGATGGGCAATACAGGCAGTCTGTAACATGAAGATATGCACCAAGTGTAATACCCAGAAACTGTTTGCGGATTTTCACAAGGACCGCACGCACGCAGACGGGTACAGATCTTTCTGTAAACAGTGTGTCTCGCTATACTCCAAAAAATACCACATTGAAAACCGAGAAAAAATTAATGCTCGGTCAACGGCATGGGTAGCGGAAAACAGGGCTCGGTTTAATGAGCGCTCCAACCGCTGGGCAAAAGCCAACCCAGAAAAAGTAAATGCGCGGACAGCTCGCCGTTATGCTGCAAAGACGCAGGCAACACCAAAGTGGTTGAGTGCTGATGATAGCTGGATGATAGTCGAGGCATACGACTTGGCCAAGCTGCGTGCGCGGGTGTTGGGCGGCAAATGGGAAGTAGACCATATAGTGCCGTTGCGCGGTCGGGGTGTAATGGGCTTGCATGTTCCTTGGAATTTAAGAGTTGTGCCCATGTCGCAAAATAGGCGAAAATCCAACATATTGGATACAGCAACATGATTACCCAAACCGCAACCACACCGTTTAAGGCAGAGCTGCTGCAAGGCATCCACGACTTCAACACGGATGTGTTCAAGCTCGCTTTGTACGTGGCCACGGCCGATCTGGGCGCCAACACGCCGATCTACACCACAGCCGGCGAAACATCGGGCGCGGGTTACACAGCAGGCGGCGAGATCATGACGGGTGTGAGCGTGAATCCTCAAGGCTTCGTGAACTTTGCCAACGTCGTTTGGAACCCGGCTAACTTTACGGCACGTGGTGCGCTCATCTACAATAGCAGCAAAGCTAATCGGGCTGTTGCTGTGCTGGACTTCGGTGGTGACAAGACGGCCACTACGAGCTTCACGGTGCAGGTTCCCCCTAACACAGCGACGAGCGCGTTGCTGCGCTTTTCCTAATAGGAGTTTGAAATGACATCAGCAATCGAAAAATCCGCTCCCGCAGATCGCCCTAGCGCTGGTCTGGTCGCCCGTACGCAGGCTGTTGAGG